ATATTCTAGCTGGTCGTATTGTGTATTTATCTTTTTCCATCTTGTTTTATATTTACTCTCAACGTGCCAAATCTCCAGTTATCTCCGACCGCTGTATTTTCTATTTTTATATTAGATTGTCTACCACGAATACGTGTATTAAGAAACCCTGTTGTGTTACTGACTGTTAAGGTTTCTCCTACTGTTGCTGTATCATTAGGATAATCTTTAACACTTAAAGTTAATACAGCATTTCCAGTTTGATTTTGAAAATCAGGTATAACTTTATTAATAAAACTAAATGTTTCGCCATCAGCTATATCTCCATCTCCCGATTGAATAAAAGCTGGTAAAGCAGCACCATCAGCATCTACACCTGATTCTTGAGCATATATAAGACTTCTTCCATCTGTTAATCCATTAATATTTGAAATTGTATAAACATTAGAATTAGCAAAATACTCTGTAGCCAATGGATTTAATTCTACTCCATTATCTTGATAAGTACTTCTATTCATTGTTCCATAATACCAAGAGTTTTCTAAATAATTATAAATAGCATAACGATCACACTCTTCAGAATTGCTAGAACAATAATACCATATCACTTCAGAAAAATTAGAATTTTGTCCTGCATAAACCTGAGAGTATTGAGTTTTATTAATATCATCAAATACATGATTTAATATAGAACAAGGTATTTCTTGAACAGCACCAGCATATCTAAAGAACTGTCCATCAGACATCCAATAAGCAACGTCATCTACTACAATTGCAGAATTAAGACCTACAGCTCCACAGTCATTACCTAATTGTCTAAAACCAAATATAAAAGGTGGACCTATAAAAGACATTGATTGCATTGTTGTATCTGTCCATACTAGCACAGTTCCTTTAGCAGGACGAGCACATCTAATTTCACTTCCTCCAGCAATTCTTTGTGATCCAGCGGAATTAGTTACATTAGGTGTCCATTGATTATAATTTTCTTGATCTGACCATCTGATAAACATTTTATCTTGTGTATTCGAAGTACCAATAGTAGTTTCTGTTCCCATACATACAACGTGTCTAGTTTCTGTAGATACTAAAGATAGTGTAGAAGTAGTAGGAGCATTAGCAACTACTGTAGCTCTAGTACCTGCTGAAAGATCCCATTCATAAGTTGATCCATCTTTTTGTGTTATAATTAAATCTTCTCCCCAATTATTTATAGACCATAACCGAGAATCAAGAACAACATTAGATGTTGTTCTAGGAGTATTCCATGTTCCAGTACTCCAAGTACCTGATCCCCAACCAAAACCAAAAGTTTGTACACTAGGGCCAATATTTAATTGATAATTTACAGTACAATTACCAGTAGGACCAACATTAGAACTAGCTGTTGCACTACTTGAAATTACATAAGCATCAACGTTAGTTACTGATAATATTTCATATTCCGCATCTAATGTTGCAGCAGGAATTCCACCTACAGCAGTACTGGTACTACTAATAGTTACAAAATCTCCAACTCCTGCTCCATGACTGGTATCAGAAATAGTTACATTAGCTGATGAAGTTGTAGTAGTAAAAGCATTAACTAAATTATCTGTAGCTCTTATAGGAGTAATATCTGAATTAGTTCCTGAAGCATAAACATAAATTTTTCTATCAGTTCCTAGAGCTTCATATCTAGCTCCATCTAAAGCAAACCATTGTTCTAAAGCTCTACCTACACCAACATAATAAGATGAACTAAATTTAGTCCAACCTCCTATTTTTTGAGGAAGTCCTTTACGAAATCTAATTTTATCTCCATCAGTCCATCTACCTTCAGCACCTGTTTGAGTGTTTTCGGTATCTATTCCCGGTTGAAAGTTTAATTGAGTCAAAGGCATAATTTATATTATACAACATAAATTATAAGGGAGACAGCAAAAAAGGTGGTGATATTTCACTGCCTCCAAGGTATATATACTATTTTTTAAACCAAGAAGGAAGCCCTAAATGTGGACGTTTGTCAAACATATTATTCTTCGCTCCAGGGGTCTTACGATTGTTATAATGCAGAAAAACTTGTACGCATTCTTTGCCCTTGAATTTTTCTCTCCAATGCTCTAGCTCACAGCCAGAATAAACCAGCATATCTCCTGGTTTTAAATCTACTCTAACACCTTTCTTACTTTTTTTTCCAGATGGTTCTAGATATATAGGCCAGTCATCACCACCTAAATTCATAGTAGTAGATATCTCACAACTAAATCTATCTTTGTGTCTTTTTAATTCATCACCTTTTTTATATATTCTAGCATAAGTATATGAAGGATATAATTTTAATCCTGTTACTTTTTCCATTTCTGGTTGACACTTTAACATTAAAGTTTCCATGGCAATATTAGAATACTGACAATATGTATCTGGTATTTGATCATCTTTGTTTTCATAATGACCTATAATATTTTCAAATGGTGAAAAGTACCTTTCTTTTTTACAAGTATCATATACTTGTTTTTGCATATTAAAATAATTTGCAATAAAAAATGCTAAATCTTTTGATATAGCTTTTCTAATTATTGTATATTTTTTCTTTTTAAAACTCATATGTATTCAAACCACCCAGTCATAATCATTTTTTCTTTATCTACAATCTCTCCTTTATGTGTATGCGTAAAATCAGTTGGCCAAATTAATGTTAACCCTTTTTTAGAAGGAGTTGTAATTTTTTGGTATTTAAATTTTGTACCACCATTCTGTATGCTATTCAAGTATGTCATAAAAACTAATATTCTTTTAGAAGATGCTATACCTGCCCTTTCATTATGCCATTTTTTAAAACCACCTCTTTTAGGATATTTTTGAATGTTAGCTCTATAAAATTCAAACCTTTGATTTGTATTTAACTCTGGATATTTTTTTATGTATAAATTTAAAACAGCTTGTAAATATTTTATATATTCAGTTATTTCAGTGTTTTGATTATTTTTATAAATTTCTAAATCTGATGAATCTTTTATTTTTTTATTTACTATATGACTAGCATTAGTACCAACAACAACATCATTTGATTTATTATAATAAGAAATTAATTTGTTACAAATACTTGAAGGTATAAACCAACCGCCTATAAAACTTTCTTTTGGTAATTTGTATTCTTTCAACTTCATTTATTTTTTAATTAGTTTGTTTACTTCAGGTAAATAAATATAATTTAATTTACTATTATCAAATAACTCTTTCAAATCTAACATATTTTCAACTAATACTTCACCTGGTAAATTTAAACTAGTGTTTACTAAAATAGGCACACTAGTTAATTTATAAAATGTTTTTAATAGATTATAAAAATTTAAATTATTTTTCTTACTAACTGTTTGAATTCTCGAATCATTATTTTTAGATACGCCTGCTTCTAAAATATTTTTTTTCTTAATTTTAAACACATACATCATATGTGGAGATTCATCTATTGGCATGTCAAACCACTCTTTGGCTTTTTCTTTTAAAACAGAACAAGCAAAGGGTCTAAACCATTCTCTTTTTTTTATTTGATTTAATTTATTATGTGCTTTTTTATTTATAGGACTCATTAACAAAGATCTATTTCCTAGTCCTCTTTGACCTTGTTCACTTCTAGACTGAAATATTGCAACTGGTTCTTCAAGTAAAATTTTAGATACTTCTTCTGGTGTTGTGTCTATAACATTATATTGATAAAAAATACTTGTGTCTATTTCTTGTGGTATGCCTAAATAAATTTTATCATTAGTTATTTTATTATCTAAATAAAAATTTGCAGCACCAAGACTTAATCCAAAATCTCCGTTAAATGGATCACAAAATAAATTATTAAATTTTAAAAGTAATTTTGAATTATTAATAACATTTTGAGCACATCCTCCTGTCAAATGTAAATCACCACTTATGTTTTTGTTATTTATAAACTCTGTTAATTCGTTTTCAAAATTATTTTGAATTGTTGCAGGTCTTTTATCATATAAACTCCAAGCCATAGTTTTCCCACAATCGTGTCCGGTTCCAAAATGTTCAACAGTAAATTGTTCATAACGTTCACAAATTTTATTTTTTTCAGTAAGTATATGTTTTAAATTTTTATCGTAAAAATAAAGACTTTCGTTTTCAAAAAAGTTTTCAAATTTAGC